GGAGCCGAGCATGGATGCGAGCTGAACGTCCTTTTCACTAAGGATTTCATCGAAATCATCCAAGTCGTACACTTGACAAATATTGGGCTGTCCTTTGACTTCATTGTTGCCTCCATCAAGGGTCTCATTGTACACTTCCAGAACGCAGGCCACTACGCGGTAGTCCGAATACTCAGAGAGATTATACTCTGTGAGCAAATCGATCGTACCGTCGTAAAGTAGCTTTGCGTCTGATTCGCGCTTTTTGAACTTGTGGATTTGCAGCAAATGTTCGTCAAAATAGACCATGAAGTCATTTGATGTGCCAGTAGCATCAGTCATCACAAAAGAATCTTGAATGATTTTGATATCAGCCTGACGCACTGACTTCACTGGAGCACCAATTTTGATGGATGCGGGATCCAGAATAGCTTGTAGATATTCTTGAGCTCCCTCTCCCAGCAATTGCTGACTAGAGTCCATAGCTCGAGCCACACGTGGTTGTGATGGTGTCGAGGCTTTGGCTTTTCCAGCACCTTTGTTCTGTGCTTCAAAATTTCGGCGCATTTCTGCGCGTCGGTTGGGGGCAGCAGCATTGACAGCCGCTTGTTGTTTTGATGTTAGAGCCATGTTAGTAATAATATTAGTGGTAATATGGGGATCACCATGGTGCTTACAAAGCCCCATAATTACTTCTGACTCAGCTTTGGGCCACCGCGGCCTGTAGAAATGTCTTTCCACATCTGTTGTTGTCAAGATCGTGGCCTCGGGTGCGTAGTTCTTCAGGAAAGCTCTGTAAGCCAGTAGCATCTCTGCTGCTTCTGACTTCAGGTGCAAGATCACTAAAGAGTTCAGCATTCCGATTTTGTCATTGACGGTTTTACAGGAGTTATACATACAAGTCCAATAGGCTTTGTCGTAATCCCTGCGAATAACCCAGTACTCACCGTCTTTATCATACCGGTTTTGACAATACTCAAGTTCCCCGAGTCCTTCCATGAATTCCTTAGAATAAAAACCAAGGTTATACAAGGCAAGGTCGAGGTACTTGTACCATGATTGGGTGTCAACCCCACCAATGGAATCGTCTCCAGTGTTGTAAGAAGTGCGTTCAATGCTCACACCGTCCAAAAGGGCGAGGTCTTGAGCAAATTGTTCCACACATTCGGTGAGTTCTGTGTTATCCAAAAGTGTGGTGCCAGATCCCGAAGGATTGGCACCAACTCTTCTGCAAATACTACCAGTGGGCAGGATAACTAAGTTGGATAGCATTGCCTTTCGAGTGGCGCTTCGCAACTGGTCAATTGCTTTGGCAGTACCGTCTCCAAAATGAGGGTCCGGTGCGGACTGAATTTTGACATCACGTTCCTCTAAGAGGATTTCTCGGGCTTTGTAGCCTTGAGAAGTGTCGTAGCCACTCAAATCAAATGAGTAGGCGAATTCGAACGTCATGATGTCATCCATCTGTCTGGCATAACCATTGTAAGAATCTTTCGATTTCACGTTGGCTTTCGTGCGAGTTGTC